ATGAAAGCGACACCATCCGTGGCCTGCAACTCATCTTTCCTAAAGACCACCCACGGTCAGTCAAGACCGGGCGTGACAAAGAATTCTGGCCCTACGGTATCGCCAGCGGTGGAACCTGGCACCTCATCGGCGGACACCCTAAAGACATAATGCTCATTGCAGAAGGCTACGCCACCGCTGCAAGCATACACCAGGCCACCGGATACCCCGTAGCCGTCGTCTGGTCTGCCAACAACATCATGGCAGCCAGCCTTGCCCTGCACAAAAAGTACAAACGAGCCAGAATCCTGATCTGCGCTGATGATGACTGGCTGCAGAAATGCTTAAACCCTGAATGCAAGCAATACACCCCGGTAACCGGACCCGATTGCCTTATATGCGGACAGCCCCACCGTCAGAAAAACGCCGGAGTATCCTGTGCAGAATCTGCGGCATTGGCTGTCAATGGTGCCTGGCTTGCGCCATCATTCACAACCCAGCGGCCAACTGACAAAAAAGGCCCCACCGACTTCAACGACCTTGCCGTACTAGAGGGCATCCAGCCCGTAGCAGACCAGATCACCAGCAAGATAGCCGCCATCGGCTGGTTAAAAGAGCCGCTGCGCGGTGATACACAACAAGGGGGCGGGGAAAATCGCCAAGCTCTCAAATCAATGCTTAGTATTGATGAGGCAATAGAGCGGTTCAGCCTCGTATATGGCGGCAAGGCCACCATGTTTGACAAACAAGAGCACATGCTTGTGCCAAAAGCTGATGTGCTAGACATCCTGCCAGAACATGGCTGGCGTGATATGCGCGCACACAAAAGCGTGGTCAGGCTTGATGAAGTAGGCTTTGACCCTGCCGGAACCGACAAACGCATAACCTGTAACCTCTACGGTGGCTGGCCCACCGTGCCAAAACAGGGCGACTGCAGCAAACTGCTAGAACTGCTGCGCTACCTCTGCAGCAACGAAGTCCAGGCAGATGCCGTCTTTGACTGGGTAATTAAGTGGCTGGCGTTCCCTATCCAGCACCCAGGCGCAAAAATGCAGACCGCCCTGGTATTCCACGGCCCACAAGGCACCGGTAAAAACCTATTCTTTGAATCCATCATGGCAATTTATGGAGAATATGGCCGGATTGTTGACCAGGCAGCCATTGAAGACAAATTCAACGACTGGGCCAGCAAGAAACTGTTTCTGATCGCCGATGAAGTCGTGGCCAGAACAGAACTCTACCACGTCAAAAACAAGCTTAAAAGTTTTGTCACTGGTGAATGGATCAGAATCAATCCTAAAAACGTATCTGCCCACGATGAAAAAAACCACGTCAACCTGGTATTCCTGTCAAACGAAAGCACTCCGCTGGTCCTGGAGCATGATGACCGGCGATACATGGTCATCCACACACCAGAAAAGCTGCCGGAAGAATTCTATGGCAGCGTACAGGCAGAACTTGATAACGGCGGCATAGCAGCCCTGCATCACCACCTGAAAAACCTTGATTTAACCGGCTTTTACCTCTTTACCAAGCCGCTGGCCACAAAAGCCAAGCAGCAACTCATAGAGGCTAGCCTTGATTCTGTCAGCACCTTCCTGCGGGACTGGTACGCCGGAGATATCCACAAAGCCCCGTTCTGCCCGTGCCTCACCACACAACTATTCACCGTGTACCAACGCCACTGCGCAGCGGTAGGCGAAAAAGCAACCGCCATGCGCAACTTCAAGCAATTCAAGGCAGAGCTAAACATGCTACCAGGCTGGAAGATCGGCCAAACAGCGGTACACGTGTCAACATATAATCAAGAAAGAACAGTCCGAAAGATGGTCGTGCCTCCAGACAACCTGCTTTCAGAATCAAGCGGATATGCCAAGGGCGAGCAAGAGCATCGGGAGGCATGGCTTGCCCGCTGTCATGAGGCATTTTCAATAGCCGGGGGATTTGAACAATGAAAAATGTAACGCTTGTAACGCTTGTAACGCTTCGTGTAACGGCACAACATGCCGTAATTACTCACTTGTAACGATGTAACGCTTTTTTATCGCGTCACGTACGCGATACACGCAACACCATACATATATAAACACGTTTCCCGCGTACGCATGTACGTTTTTACCGTTACATCGTTACAATATAATAAAATTAAACATTTAAGCGTTACAAAAAACGTTACACACCGTTACAAGCGTTACAAAAGGAGAAAGTGCTCTATGAAAGCAACAGACCTGATCAGTAGACTGCAACACCTGGTAAAACAGTGCGGGGATCAAGCAGTATATCTGGATGTCTGGGCATCCGGACTGCTTGAGATAGGCGAGGTTGATGTTGATATGGATGACACCGGGATAGTGATCTGGCGCAAGGATGAAGAAGGGTAACCTACCGTGATAACCGGCTGGCGATGCCGGAGAGGAGAAAGAACATGCACCAACAAACTGACGACAAAGAAGTCGCTAAAATTGCTGACACGGTAAGACAGTCCGAGTTGATTGCGGCGTTAGAGGCTATGCGTGAAATGGCACTGCGCCCACACTACTACTGTGAAGACTCCTGGTATTCTTGCCCCAAGGCAGAACATGGTTGCGCCAATGACTCAGCTGGCGATGATTGCAATTGTGGTGCAGACAAACACAATTTAGGAGTTGAATGCTTATACGCAAAGGCTTCATTCGCAATAAAAACACTGATCCGCCATTGAGCGGAAACAGGTTGCCGATTACCCCCCGGTAGATAATAGGGGGCCGCTAACCAACGTGATAACCGGCTTACGGGTTAAAGCGTACAGATGGGCAGAAGTGACCGACAAGAAGCCGCCAAAATTAAGCGGGGAGTAAGTAAGTCCGAGTTGATTAGGCCGTTATGTTTTAAAACCCGCGCCGCGAAGCGTGGCGATAGCCATAAAAAGAGGTTAAGCATGCCAGACCTATGGGGTAATACAAGCGAAGAAGAAATGTACCAGATGGCACTTGCTGTGCCGCTGGCAGACAAGGTGCAGATGGCTATTGCCTTGATTAGGGAATTTGAAAAGCAGGCGTTGGCCCTGCATGAAGACGGCTATTACGTAGCATTTTCTGGTGGCAAGGACAGCATTGTCATGGAACATCTGTTTAAGCTGGCAGGGGTTAAATACAAGGCTTGGTATAACAACGTAACCATTGACCCGCCTGAACTGGTGCAGTTTATAAAGCGGTATTACCCTGAAGTGAGGTGGAATAACCCTACTAAAAATTTACCCGCAATGATGGCTGATATTGGTATGCCTCCTACTCGTTTGGCGCGTTGGTGCTGTTTGCACTACAAGGAACAAGGCGGAAGCGGGACATTCCGTGCTACAGGGGTAAGAGCAAGCGAATCACCACGCAGGAAGGGGCTGTGGAAACAAATCAACAACGACAAGTATAGCGACGGGTATATTTGCTGCCCGATTTTGTACTGGACGGATTCCGACATCTGGGAATTTATCCGCAGCCACAACATGCCGTATTGCAGTCTATATGATGAGGGATTCAAGCGTTTGGGATGCGTTGGTTGCCCGATGGCTGATAAGCAACGTGTGCATCAATTCCGGCGATGGCCGAAGTATGAGCAAATGTGGCGCAGAGGTTTCCAGAAAATGTTTAATAAACTTAAGGGCGTACCTAAAAAAAATGGAGAGCCTCGCAGTATGGAAAAGTTTGCCTCGGCTGAAGAATGGTTTTCCTGGTGGATGGAAGAGGATGCCGTCAACGACACCGACCAGCCCGACTGTCAGATGTATTTGTGGTAAACCGCTTTTTTGGCCGATAGGCCATGCGCGGGTTTTGGAACATAACGAACACGAGATAACCGGGTTGGTGGAGCCGAAGAGGTGAACCCGGCATATCTCAAACATTAACGACTGAGAAGAGGCCAAAAACGAGGAGCATCCACCAACTCCGAGTTGATTGAGCCCGTTAGACTACGAAAGGAGGGGCAGCATGACAATAACAGTTGGAACATGGGCCATACCGCTGCTGCTTACCGTTGTTGCGTGGGCTTGGGCCACAATATGGACCAACCAACAGCCAGCAGGCGGCTTTATGGGTAACAGTCTGGAGGGCATGTTTGCTGTAACAGGTGCAGTTGTGGCTTCCCTTGCAATTTGGCTTGTGTGGGCATTGCTCAAAATTTGGGGGCTGGCATGATTCACCTAGACTTTGCAGATGGAACAAGCGCCTGGTTGACTGATGAGCAGTTAAAAGAGCAACACCCTGAATTGTACGCGGCACTGAGGCAACCCGCTCCGCACAAGGAGTGCGGCCAAAAATTGAGAGACATAAGGGTTAAGCACGATATGTCACAGCGGGAAATGGCACGCTTGGTAGGTTGCCGGGCGAGCGAACTTTCGGCAGTTGAGGTAGGCAGAGAACCGGCCACGCCTGAAATGGTTGAGGCATACCAACGGCTGCAACAAGAGTAGTCTAACATCCGATTCCACCGCAATCATGCGGCATAACCGGAACCACTTAAAAGCAACATCAACCACTTACACCTGAAAGGAGCCGCAAATGCAGACCGAAACCAACAAACCCCGCTTACTGGACCAGGTGCGTAACGCAATGCGGCTCCAAAGAATGAGCCCCAGCACCATAAGCACCTATGTAGACTGGATCAAGCGCTACATCCATCACCACAAACTGCGGCACCCGGCAGAAATGGGCGTGGTAGAGGTAGGGCAATTCCTTACCCATCTGATCGGTGGCCGGAAAGGTGTCGCTGCCAGCACCCAAAAGCAAGCCCTCTGCGCTCTGGTCTACCTCTACAAGCATGTGCTCAAAATAGACCTGGGTGATATCTCTTTCCTGCGCTCCAAGCGCCCTGCCCGGCTGCCGGTAGTATTAAGCCGTGATGAAGTCTGGAAAGTGCTGGATAACCTGCAGGGATCTGTCTGGATCATGGCCGCCATGATGTACGGCTGTGGCCTGCGGCTTATGGAATGCTGTCAGCTGCGGGTACAGGACATTGACTTTGACCGCCGCACCGTCCTGGTCCGTGCTGGCAAGGGTGATAAAGACCGCTACGTGCCGCTGCCTGAACTGGTCATTGCTCCGCTGCAACAGCACCTGTCACGGGTGGCAGAACTCCACCGGCAAGACCTTGAAGATGGCTGGGGCGGTGTAGACCTGCCCGGTGCCATGGCAAAGAAACTGCCAAACGCCCCCTGGGACTTTCACTGGCAGTGGGTATTCCCTGCGGCCACCCGCTACACTGAAAAAGCCACCGGCATTCAGCGTCGCTGGCATCTGCATGAATCCGCCCTGCAAAAACAGGTAAAAGCTGCCGGAACAAAAGCCAGAATAGGAAAGCGGGTCTACCCTCACATCCTTAGGCACTCTTTTGCCACCCACTGGCTAGAAGATGCTGACGGTGCTCAAGACATCGTACTACCCCGCCTGCAGCGGCTGCTAGGCCACTACAAAATTGAAACCACCATGGTCTACGTTCACATGATCACCCCCAGCCGGGTCAACAGCCCGCTGGATCGCAGACCGGCAAGGATGGCCGCGTAATGGCATCAACAGAAATCAGACTAACCAAAGCCCAGGCCATGCAGAGCCGCCGTGATGCCTGCAAAGAAACACCCTGCTATCCGGTCCAGTACGGCAGGCCGCAGATATGCAGCTTCTGCCCCTGGGAGAATAAACCTTGCCCCTTGCCCCTTGACCCTTGCCCCTTGGAGACTTTATGAACTGCCCAAAATGCAACGCCAAACTGCACTCGGAAACAACCATGGCCCGTGCCGTCAACGGCAGTGTCTCACACATTGCCACCCCTGCTGTAAAATGCTGGTGCTGTGGCTACTGGCTTGCAGCAGACATGGCACCCGTCATGCCCAAAACAGCAGAAATGACCAACCAGATAGGTAAAACCAAAGACACCCCCCGTGGTGCCGGTCTGGAAGTAGTCAGATCATTTTACGACTCAATCGTAAAACTCAGAAAAAAGAAAACCGCCTGGACAATCATCACCCGCCTCATCCAGCAGGCCACCGGTACCAGGATTAAACCGGAAACCGTCCAGCGCAACTTTGAAAGACTCAACCTGCAGGGGGTAAACTGATGCAAGGCCTTAAATTTGATCAAGGAAAACAGCCCTGGTACGCCATGCCGCTTGAAGTGCTGCAGCCACTGGCAGATGTTTTTGCTGCCGGTGAGAAAAAATATGCAACCTTTAACTGCCTGCAGCCGTTTGATGAACCAGACCGCCGGTTTTATGATGGCCAGATGCGCCATACCGCTGCCTGCCAGCTTGACCCGCTTGCTGTAGATCAGGAACTGCTGGAAAAGCACGGCATCAAAGTCTACCACGCTGCACAGGTGGCTTTTAACTCGCTGCTGCGTCTGCACCATGCCCTCAATGAGAAAAAAGAGGAGCAAAAACCATGAGTATGACCCATACCGGCAGCAATGACATTCTCAGTCCTGAAGATGCTTTTCAAGTGGCTATTCTGGTCAACGCTGAAATGGCTAAAAACGTGCTCATGGACCGCAACCAGCACACCGCTGGGATACTCGGTAAGCGTAGACGCAACCTGATTAAAAGTCTTGATAGTCTAATTGAAGCCATCAACCAGACCTATAAAGGCCGGTTTCCTGAAGAATTTATAAAGCGGGCTGAAACCTACTACACCACAACAGAAGCGGCCATGACCACCATGTTAAAGGCGTTTAAATCATGCTAACCACCAAGTTTTTTCCAACCCTGCTGATCATCCTGGATCTGTTCGCTGCTGCCGGTTACGCCTGGCATGATCTGGGAGATTGGCGAAAGATCGTTTATTGGCTGTCTGCTGCAGTGCTGACCACCTGCGTGACGTACTAGAGGCATTATGTCTGAAGACCGCTTCAAAAACCGAAAAGAAGCTCTTGCCTGGCTGCAAGCCAAAGGCCAGATCAGCGCGGGTAAATTTTACCAGGACTGCGAAGCTGGCAAGATTACCGTTGCTGCAGACAAAACTGTCAGCAAGTTTCAGGTGGCTGAATACGCAGACCGGCTCTTTAACCAGCACAAGCAAGCCCCAAAGTCTGTTGATCAGGAAGACCGTAAGCGTGGGCTTGAAATTGAAAAGCTGGAACAGGAAGTAGAAAAAGGTAGGCTTGCCAACCGCAAAGAAGATGAAAAGTGGCTCTATAAAGAAGATGCCTGGGCACAAATGGCCGCGCTGATCGGCACACTGCGTGACAGCATCAGGCACCAGTTTCATGTTGGCAGCGTGGCAGTCATTCATGCCGCCGGTGGTGATCCGGCCCGTGGTCCAGAAGTGTATGAACAAACAGAAGAACTGATAAGCCGGGCATTTAACGAAGTGGTAAACGCCGGACGTATTGAAGGCATGTTTGCGAAAGGGGAAGAGGAGTAGATGCAACCCGCCCTGCTCTCTCATAGCATCCCGCTGCTGGATGCCTTCCCGGTGTCGCTGATTGGCAAAGAAGTGGCCTTTGATCTGCCGCGTCAGATCCGCATGGTCATGCGCCATCCGGAAAAGATCAAAGTCAGTGAATGGGCTGCACAGTACCGCGTGGTGTCAGACGGTGCCCATGAAGGCCCGTGGCGGCATGATTACGCCCCGCACACCGTCAAGATTATGGATACCTTTGGTCTGCCATGGGTGCGTGAAGTCTGGTTCTGTGGTGTAGAGCAATCCGGAAAAACCAACACCATGATCAACTGCATCGGCTGGTGTATAGACTGCGATCCGGGCGGCATCTTTTACCTGATGCCCACAGAAGACACCGCTGCCAAAGTTACCAGCGGTAAACTGCGCCCCACCCTGCAGAAATCACCACGGCTGGCCCGCTACCTGTCAAACAGGCAGGACGACACCACCCTGGCCC